GCATTAAAGGTTGATATTCCTGATCTTAAAACTTTATTAGATACTGGTAAAGCAATTAAAGAAGCAGATAAACCTTATAAGTATGTAACAGTAGATACTGTAACTGCATTAGAAACTATGATAATGCCCTTGGCAGTAAAGCTTTATAAAGCAACTCCTATGGGTAAAAATTTTCAAGGTGACAATGTAACTACCTTACCAAATGGTGCTGGTTATCTGTATATAAGACAAGCATTTTTTCAAGTGTTAGATTTTATTGATACATTAGCGCCCACAATTATTTTATCTGGTCATATTAAAGACAAAGTAGTTGATGATGATGGTGAGATGGTAATGGCTGCAAATATAGACCTTACTGGTAAAATGAAATCTTTAATTTGTGCTAATGCTGATGCAATAGGATATATGTATAGAAAAGGTAGTAAAGCAATTTTATCATTCAAGAATACTGATGATGTAACTTGTGGCGCAAGACCTAAACACTTAAGAGATCAAGAAATTGTTCTGACTGAAATGAATGAAGGTGTCCTTGAAAATAACTGGGACAAAATTTTTGTAAAATAAATTAAATTAAAAACAAATGGGATTAAGTACAACTGATCTAGGAACAGGCAAAGCTGGATTGCCTAAAACAATTTCTCCAGGAAATCATGAGCTAAAAATTAATAACATTAAGCTAGAAGAGTTTAAGTTTATTGATAAAGCGTATCATATAATATTAGATGTAGAAACAAAGCCAATTGATGGTTTTGAAGGCTTCTTTAGAAATAAAGATGATGAATCTCAAGGTAGATATGAAGGTCAAATAGGTAGACTAAAAGCTGGTCAGTATGCATTTGCAGATGGTCAGACTAAGTCTGGTGTTAAGATCAACAGAGATAGATCTATTTTGATATTCTTACAAAACTTATCTAATACTCTTGGTATTAATGACTGGTTTCTTGAGCAAGATAATGCACATGAAACTATTGAAGATTTTGTAAAAGCGTTTAATGAAACTGCATCATATCAAGATAAATTTCTTGAGTTCTGTGTTGCAGGTAAAGAATATATGAGTAAATCTGGTTATGTAAACTATGATTTACATCTCCCTAAAGCTTCTAATGGTAAATATGCTTTTGGTGGTGTTGAAGAAGGTAAGGTAATTATCTATGAAGAAGACAAGCACTTAAAAAAATTAGAAACTAAAAACGTTGAGTCATTTGGTGATGAACTTTCACTAAATGGTACAGCTACAGCCGAGGATTTTAACCTCGACTAAAACATGCTAGACTAATAAGAAAGGGAGATTCTTATAGTCTCCCTTTTTTATTTAAATTTATTGATATGATCTCAACAAAAAACCTGATTTCAAGTATTAATGATGTAAATAGTGAATGGATATTTGAGTATTATCTAAATTTAGCTGAAAAGCTGTCTGGACAAGATGTAAAGATGAAGTCCATCTTTAATAAAGATGAGATACCGTCAATGTTTTTATATTGCAAAGACGGTACTTATAAATTCAAAGACTTTTCTTCTAGTAATCAAGGTGATGGTATTGAACTAGTAAAGCAGATGTTTAATCTAGCTACTAGAAATCAAGCTATCAGTAGAATAATTAGTGATTATCAACAGTATGTAAAGTCTAATAAAGTACAAGTAAGTACAATACAAAAGCATGATAGATGGAAAGTAACTGACCATGAGATCAGACATTGGAATAATTTTGATGCACAGTATTGGTCTGAATTTAATATTAGTAGTTCTATACTAAAAGAATATAATGTAGCTCCATTAGAACATTTTACAATGGAGAAAGAACTTATAGATGGTAGTACTAAGAGTATTAAGTTTAATAAGACATATACTTATGGATATTTTAGAGAAGATGGAGAATTATATAAAATATACATGCCTAAAAATGTAGATAAGAAATTTATTAAAGTACAAGATTATCTGCAAGGTACAGATCAACTTAAGTATGATAAGAAGTATTTAATTATTACATCATCACTAAAAGATCTTATGGTATTTAGACAACTAGGTATTGGTAATATAGAAGCAATAGCCCCTGATAGTGAGAATACTATTGTTCCTAGAAATTTACTAGATAAGATTACATCAAATTATACTAAAACATTTGTATTGTTTGATAATGATCAGCCTGGTATTAATTCTATGAAGAAGTACCAAGAAATGTATGGATTTGATTATATAATACTTGATATGGAGAAAGATTTATCTGACTCTGTAAGAAAATATGGAATAGAAAAAGTTAGGGGAACATTGTTACCTTTAATGAAAAAGCTGATATGAAAAAGCATTTAAAAAATAGAGTAAGAGAAGACATGTATGAATGGAATATTGAAATTGCTCATGGCAAAGTGATACCATTTACAGATGATATGATTCCTGAAAAAGCTGTAGGATTTGTTTATGTAATGAACTACTTAGCAAATGATGGACAAATGTATTCTTATATAGGTAAGAAGAACTTTTTTAGCAGAAGGAAGAAAAAGTTTGGAAAGAAGAAGTTGGCTGCTATGACAGACAAGAGAGCTAAGAAGTATGATATAGTTATCAAGCCTGACTATAAAAATTATTTCAGTAGCAATGCAGAATTAAAGCAAGCTTATAAAGATGGTAGATTAATATATAGAACCATACTTAAGATTTGTTTTAGTAAATCAGAACTAACCTATCAAGAAACTAAATATCAATTTAAATATGAAGTTCTTGAAAGAGATGAGTACCTAAATGGAAACATATTAGGAAGATTTTATAAAGGAAAAATATGAGGTTTACATTAGAAGAAGCAAAAAACTTGATTAAAATGTTAAGATCAAGTGATGAAGAAAATCATCATGTAGCATTTGAAGCTATAAAGCAATCAGATTTATCTGATACTAGTACACTACTACTTTTATATAAATTTGGAAGACGTTCTGATACAGAATGGCAAACACACTGTTATAAACCTTTTTTAACTTTAAGAACAAAATTAAAATTTTGGTATGAGTTGGAAGAAATAAGGAATGCAGAATGTTTATGGCTTTTAAGTACTACTCTTAAAGCGCCACATAATTTATTGGAAGCAGCTGTAGAGTATAGCGTAGAAGCTCTTACAGATTTTTTAAAACTTCAAAACTACAAAAAAGTAGATATACAAGTAAAATTAGAAAAATGAATAAACAAGATTCACTAAGTAAAACATCAAAAGATTTGATGTTAAAGGAACCGTATTATGGTTTCTTTTTGTTAATGTTGCATAAGTCATGGGATGACAGAGTAGGCACAGCAGGTGTCTGTAAGAATGGTATCAACTATCAATTGATGATAAGTGAGAAGTTCTGGAATGATCTATCTGAAGATCATAGATTAGGTTTACTAAAGCATGAGTTATTACATATTGCTTTTAATCACCTTACTACATTTGATATGTTCTCTGACAAGAAGTTGGCTAACATTGCAATGGATATGGAGATTAATCAATATATAGATTCAGCTTGGTTGCCTGAAGGTGGTATTGATATAGATGATTATGAGCATTTAAATCTAGACAGAAAAGCGGGTACTAGATATTATTATGATCAGCTTTTGAAAGCTCAAGAGAATAAGAAACAACAAGGTACTTCTGGAGATGAGAATATGGATAAGCTTCTTGATGCTCTAGAACAAGGTGAATGTAAAGTTATGATCGGTGATGGTCAAGGAAATAGACCAGGTCAAGGTAATGATAAAGAAGTTGAGATACCTGATCATGAGTGGGAAGAGTTTGAGAATATGCCTGATGCAGAAAAGAAGTTGATTGAAAAGCAATTGCAAAGAGTATTGCTTGATGCTAAAGAGCAGACTGAAAAGAAGCGCGGGTTTGTACCTGGAGAGATATCAGGTCTACTTAAACTAGATGAAGTTATACCACCTAAATTTAATTGGAAAGCATATATAAAGCGCTTTACAGGTATATCTACAAAGATCTTTACTAGAAAGCTAAGAAGAAAAGAGAACAAAAGGTACTCTGATAATCCTGGCCTTAAGATAAAGATGAGACAAAACATGCTTGTTGGTATTGATACATCAGGTTCTGTTTGTGATGATGAATTAAAAGAATTTATGAATGAGATTCATCACTTGTATAAAGCAGGTGTTGAAGTTACAATTGTACAGTGTGATTCTAGAATACAATCTATCAAACCATATGATGGGAAGTTTGAACTAGAAGTTGCAGGTAGAGGCGGGACAACATTTGATCCTGTTCTAGAATATTTTAATGAAAGAAAGCAGTTTACAAGCTTGATTTACTTCACAGATGGTGAAGCATGGACAGATATAAAACCTAGGAAACCAGTCCTATGGGTATTGTCAGAGAGATCTGATTTTAATGATGAATTACCAGGAAAACAAATTAGATTAGAACTTTAAAAATTAAAAAATGAGTACACAATTGAACGTAGATGAGTTGAAAGACTTCTTAAAACACATGGTGAAAAACAATCAGCACATTCAAAATGAAGGTAAAGTACCTGTTGCTGTGAATATTGAAGGTGATGCGGGCCTTGGTAAAACTTCTGCAATTATGCAGCTTGGTAAAGAGCTGGGTATGGATGTTGTAAAGATTAATCTATCTCAGATAGAAGAATTAGGTGACCTTGTTGGTTTTCCTGTAAAAGAATTCAAGATAGCTAATAAAGATGGTAAAACTACCTGGATTAATGAAGCTCAGATGGATGCTGCTATGAAGAAAGGTTACAAAGTTGTAGACAAGAGAATGTCTCATGCTGCACCTGAATGGATTCAAGGTAAGTCTGAGGGTGGTTTCTTGGTTCTTGATGATTATACTCGTGCTGACCACAGATTTATGCAAGCTACTATGGAGTTAATTGACAGACAAGAATATATTTCTTGGAGTCTTCCAAAGAACTGGCATGTAATCCTGACTACTAATCCAGACAATGGTGACTATCAAGTTACTAGTCTTGATGATGCTCAGAGAACTAGATTTATTTCTACAGAAGTAAAGTTTGATTCTAATGTATGGGCACGGTGGGCAGAGACTGTTGGTATTGACGGTAGATGTATTAACTTCTTGTTGATGAATCCTGAGACAGTAACTCAGAAGGTTAATCCTAGAAGTATTACTACCTTCTTTAATTCTATTAGCTCTATTGATAAGTTTGAAGATGAGTTGCCACTGATCAATATGATTGGTGATGGGTCTATTGGTGCAGAGCCATCTGCATTATTTGCTATGTTTATTAATAACAAGCTAGATAAGATCATTAGCCCTGAGCAGATTCTTACAAATGATGATTGGAACTATGTCAAAGGTTCTTTGAAGAGCTGCATTGGTAGCGGAGATGATTTCAGAGCTGATATCTCTAGTATTATTAGTACTAGGATAATCAACTTTGCATCTGTTACAGCTAACAAAGGTTCTGTTCCTCAAAAGATGATTGATAGAATTATTGAACTAGTCACTGACTGTGATTCATTTACTGATGATTTGAGATATTTCATTGTTAAAGAGATACTCAATTCTAACAAAGCTAAATTCCAAAAGCTAATGATGAATCAGAAGGTGGTGCAGATGACTGTAAAGTAAATCAAAGGTAAAGCAGTTTCCTGTTTTACAAACCTTTAAACTAATTAATTCACAGATAGAGGGAGGTAAAAGTCCCTCTATCAAACTTTAAACAAATATGGCAGAAGAAATAAAAGCTGAAAAAGTACCTTATGTGTGCTTAAGTGTAGATGTAGAAAGAGATGAGTATAATAAATTGTCTCTTACAGAATGGAGTGTAGATAGCACTGACACAGTATATATTGTAAGCGCCTCTAGTAATTATGGAAGACTAATTAAACATGGTCTAAACATGAATACTAATAAGTGGGTTCCACAAATGAAAGATAAGATTTATTTTATGAAGGGATGTACTGTTCCTAGAGTAAAACTTAAAGACTTATCTGTAAAATATAAAATCAGAACTACTACTGATATAGATAAAGCTACTGTAGTTATAGGTAGTGATGCTGCAGGTAGTAAATTATTCAAGCAAGATTGGATGAGAAAAGTATCTGGTCCAATATTTGAAGCAACTATTAAAGCTTTACAAGAAGTAGCAGATGAAGAAATAGATAGTTACTATTTAAATAGACTTAATCATCTTAAAGAATCATTTGGTGATGAGTGGCCTGAGTATGTTTACTGTGATTGGCACACTTTGAATATATGCAATCCTTTTAATCAAAACCATACAGTAGAACTTCAGCAAGCTCAGATTAAACACTTAGGGTGTGCTAATGAAGATGAGTTTGAGAAGAAGTATGGTCGCATGAATAATCAGACGTCTGAGTATGTACAAACCATTAGTGAAGATAATCTTGAACTATGGGAGCAGTATAAGACTAAGCACATAATAGAGCAAGGTGCATTACTTGAAGTTGTTAATGGTGATGAAGCTACTACAATTGATTTAGATACTTATCAGAATTTGAGAAATATGTTCAAGAGTTCTGATACAGATAATCATGTACTTGCTATGGAGATCATGGCTAACTGTAATTATAAGGATAGTATATTGTTTCTAACTATGTTATTCTTTCATCACTCTTATCAGATTGGTAATTGCAGAAGTAGAAATCATGTTAACTTCAAGTCACTTAAGAACTATCTAGGTGAAGTATGGTCACATGTAGATGGAATCTTTAATACTCTTGCAGAACATAACGCTTTGACTGTAGAGAATATTGAGTTTGTAGTTGAGGATCAGAAGTCATACTTTGAGAATAATGGTCATTCTGATTACTTGGTTCCACAAAGATATGTACTCAAAAGAGAGCATGCTTTGAACCATGGAGTTAACTATGTGAAAGAGATTTTTGCATATGAAGAAGACCTACCTACAGAAGATGAAGTAACTGAAGAAGTACCTGTTGAAGATACTGTAGATGAAGTTACAGTTTCTGAGCCTGACACGGCAGAATTAACATGTTCAGAGGATCCTGAAACTGAAGAGGCAGAAGTAGAAACTGAAGAAGAAGTTACAGAAACTTTAATTGCAGAACAAAAAGAAGAAAAGAATGAAGAAGAGTTTGACTGGTTCTGAGGAACTAGAATCATTTTATAAAAACAAATTTTATTTTAGCTATAGCGGAATAAATAAACTCTTGTTTTCACCAGGCATGTTTTATAATCATTATGTGCTCAAACAAAAAGAAGATAGTGTTGACTCTCACCTTGTAAAAGGTAGAGTCATACACTGCCTTCTTCTTAATCCTGAAGACTTTGATAAAGAGTTTATTCTTATACCTGGTAAGTTACCATCTGGTAATAACAGAATGATTGTTGATGAAATCTTTAAATTATATTTGGAAAATCCAGATGATTCATTAACTTTGGACAAGTATGAGACTGCAATAGTAGATCTCTTGGAGAGAATAAACTTGCATCAAAAGCTTAAAACTGATGAAGCAAGAGTTAAGAAGATCCTTACAGCTGATAACATAAGCTATTTTGATTTTCTGAAATCAAGTCAAGGAAAGACATTAATAGATCAAGAAACTTTAACATACTGCAAAGAATGTGTAGACACTGTTAAAGAGAATGAAGATATTATGACTCTTTTACAAGTTGACAAAAGAGAAGAAGATACACATATAGAAGTATTTAACGAGACACTTATAAATATTGAAAACAAAATTTACACAGATGATAAAAGTTTTGGATTCAAAGGTATACTTGACAATGTAGTTATAGATAATGATGCTAAAATCATATTTATTAATGACATTAAAACAACAGGTAAGCCATTAACTGACTTTCCTGATTCAGTAGAATATTATAAATATTGGATACAAGCTGCTATCTATTATCAACTAGCATTTTATAAATGGATTAGAGGTAAAGAGAACAGTACAGAATGGAGAATTAATTTTACATTTGTTGTTATTGATAAGTATAACCAAGTATATCCTTTTCAAGTATCAGATGATACTATGGTGAGGTGGTTGAGAGGAATTAGAGATGAAATAATACCTATATTAGAATATCATTATGATAATAAAGATTATAACTTACCATATGATTTAGCTGTTGGAAATGTAAAATTGTAGCGCATGGCACTAAAATCTATTTACAGTAAATATTTTCAGAAGTCAAAGGTATTTATATACCCACTTCTTGGAATTAAACGTGGTGTTAATGTTATCCCAATAGAAACTTATATCTGTTGGGATCAACATTATACCAAAGATGACATGAAATTAATATGTCTGTATGAAACAAAAAAGAGTACTGAATTTAAAGAGTTTGAAAGAAAAGTTTTAATTAAACACACTAGGTTAGTTGAGATAGTTAAATCTGAAGATAAAACAGTATTTGTATTTGATTTTTCTGATTTGGAAGATAATTGGGATCACTTTACAAATGGCCGATATAGTAAACTTGAGGCTAATATAAAAAACAAAATTCTAAAGTTTTTTGACAAGAATAGTGGTAATCATGCTTATATGTATAGTTACTTAATGCCAGAAAAACATTTTGCACAGTATTCTGAAATCTTAAATGTTGATGAAGAATTCTTAAAAAGTGTCGGTGAATTATGTGACAAACCATTGTTAGAAAAAGAAACATTAATTTTAGAAATTGCAGATTTAGAAAACTTAAATGATAAACCAAAATTAAATTTATGGCAGAACAAAAAAAGATGATGCTTATTAATAGCATCTGGAATGAACAAGAAACTTTCAAACTAATGCCTATTAGTGAAGACTCACCTTATGTAGAGTGTATTTATGATCCAGAGAGTAAAGTGTTTGTAGTTATTTCAAAAACAAAAAAGACTACATTACATATGCTACCTGATTTAGATAGCTACGGTGTCAGAGTTACTGGCACAAAAGGTGCTAAACAGAGTAGGCACAAAATGGAAGTGTTTCAAGAGTATTATATAAGTGATGTAAGTGATATGGAAAATATTATAAACATGTTTGCCGCAAACTCTGATACATTTGATTATAAAAAATACTTTGAGTTAAAAAAAGAAGAAGTAAAATCCTAAGCTAAACCAAAAAGGTCTAGGATTGAAAGGTCCTAGGCCTTTTTTCTTAAACAATGGGGGAACAGCTTAACTGAACAAATTATATGAAAAGAACACACTGGGTAATGGATTATGAAACTATGGTCAACTTATTTGTTGGCGTATTTCAAGATTATAATTCAAATGAAACCAAGATATTTAAAATTCATTCTTCTCTATATAATGATATCAAACCTCTTGTAAAGTTTCTAGAAAGAAACAAGAATTATAAAGAAAAGCATGTATCTTTTAATGGTCTTTCTTTTGATTCTCAAGTCACTGAATTTATCTTAAGAAACCAAACTAAGTTACTTAGAATGGAAGGTGATGAGATTGTTGAAGCAATATATAATATAGCGCAAGAAACAATCAGTCTTAGTAATAACAGAGAGTTATTGAAATATCCTGAATGGCACTTAAGCATTGATCAACTTGATGTATTTAAAGTTAATCACTGGGATAATAGAGCTAAGAGAACTAGTCTTAAGTGGGCTCAGTATAGTATGGATTGGCCTAATCTACAAGATATGCCTATTCATCATACAACTAGAGTTACTACTAAAGAGGAGATAGATATGATTACAGATTATTGTATAAATGATGTGGAGTCTACTAAAAAGATTTTGCATTTATCTAAGCCGTTAATTAACGTTAGAAAAAATATAAAAGAAAAGTATGGTCTGAATTGTTTTAATTATTCTAATACCAAACTTGGATCAAAGTTATTACTGAATTTATATTGTGAAGCTACTAATAAAAAGAAACATGATGTAAAAGAACTCAGAACATATAGGAATGGAATTAAGATAAGTGATATATTGTTTGACTATATAGAATTTAAAACTGCTCCGTTTCAAAACTTTCTTGAGAAGCTTAGAACTAAAACTATTGTCAATACTAAAAGTGACTTTAAGTATAAACTAAGATTCAAAGGATATGAGTTTCATTATGGTGCTGGTGGTATACATCAATGTATAAAACCAGGTAAATACCTAGCTGATGATAACTTGATAATTAAAGATCTAGATGTTGCATCTCTATATCCTAGTATAGCTTGTATGAATAATATGTCTCCTGCACATTTGGGTGATGAGTTCTTTCAAGTTTATAAAAATGATATTGTAGATGTAAGACTTGCAGAAAAGAAAAAACCAAAAGCTGATAGAGATATTTCTATTATTGAAGGGTTTAAAGAAGCTGCAAATGCTACGTATGGTAACAGTAATAGTGAGTATTCTTGGTTATTTGATTCTAAGTATACTATGCAAACTACTATTAATGGTCAGTTATTACTTAGTATGCTTGTAGAAGAATTACTAATAAGTATACCAGACTCTATATTATTGCAAACTAATACTGATGGTGCAACATTTCAGTTTGATAAACAATATCTTGATGTATATGAATCAATATGTAAGGAGTGGGAAGAAAAAACTAAATTGGTTTTAGAATTTGCTGACTATTCTGCCATGTATATATGGGATGTAAATAATTACATAAGCTTATATACTAATGGTGCTACTAAATGTAAAGGTAGATTTGAATGGGAAGATCTTCAGAATCATAAGTATACACACCTACATAAGAATAAAAGTCATCTGATTGTAGCTAAAGCTATATATAATTATTTTATAAATGGTATTGAGCCTACTGAATATATAAAGTCTAACACAAACATATTTGATTATTGTGCAGGTGTTAAGATAAAAGGTGACTGGACATTCTTTGAGTCAAACATTAAAGATGGACAACATGTAGAAGAACCACTTCAAAAAACTATTAGATATTATATATCTAATAAAGGATCTAAAATCTTAAAGAAAAATAATTCTGATAATAGAATAATCCAGGTTGAAGCTGGTAGATGGATGCAAACTATATTTAATAAACATATAGAAAAGCCATTTGAAGAATATGATATTAACTATGATTATTATCTAGAAAATATCATGAAAGAAATTAGAATATTAGAACCAAAAAATCAACAATTAAAATTATTTTAAAATGCCAAGAAAAATAAAAGAATATGGCAGGCAGGATCTTATAGATGTTGCCTTGCCAAATCATGCAAGTACTTATACTGTAATTAGCCACAAGTCTGTAATGGACTTGTCAACTAAAGCATTGGAAGATGCTGGATTTAAAATTACTGCTGAGAACTATAGAGCCACACATGATGGTAATATTGCATCAGCTATTTATACTTTGAACTATGGAGATGATCCAGAGTTGTCTATGATGTTTGCTTGGTCA